GCTGATGGAGATTGTTACCAAGCCCGATTTTGTTTCCGGTGCTGGTAATATGATTGTCAGGCCACAATCCTACGACTGAACCGCAATGGAGGTCGGAAACAATAACTGCTCCGACAGGTTTTTTAGTCATGTGATTGGTGCGGCAAAGATTGTGGTGGTCTGTCTGCGACGAGGTTCTTTAACAGAGTGCTGGCATCACGCAAGGAAATTTCTTCTTCCTCCATCATATTTGCCAACAATTCCACCAACTTGATTCTTTCCGACAGATGATACAGATAGCTGATAAGATCCAACTGCTCGTCCCTTAAATTCTTGGCATACCATGCCGCTCCAGCAGTCCAAAACTGACTTTTGTGTTCCTTGCTACCGGAGATATATTTTTTTACACCGTGAAGATACGCATCACTCCAAATTTCAGCCGCATCATTTTCCGGTGTCATAGGATTATTTACTTCTAGGCTTTCGTTTGGATTTCTTGAGAACTCCATATCCGACCCTAGCAGGACGCAAATGTGCATTTGGTTTAGCGGAAGTTGTGGTTGCTGTTTTTGTCATTTTGACTTTTTGCCGTGATGCCATTTAGCGGCATTTTGGGCAAATGTTGCCATCTTACGAACAGCAGGATTCTTGCTATGCTTCAACTGTTCCGTGGTCTTGCCTGTCTTTTTCTTGATCGCCGTGAAGCGACCCTTGTGGCTTTCCTTGATGTGGATGCCGCTTTTCTTTGTTGCCATATTTTTACAGAGTAGTTGTGAATCTTTGCCAGAGATTTGGTGGTCTGAATTGACTTGCGACATTGCATATGTGGCAAGGGTATCCATTGCAAGCAGTTAATTCACGATGGCAATTAGGACAAAGCCCATTCACATAGGCAATCCATCCAACAAATTTAAGGAACGCTTTCTTCATTAAAATGTGATGTGCATGACTTGGCAGGAACAGTCAGCACCATTTTTGTCTGCCTCATCAATGTCAGCAAATATCACAGAGTTATTGAACTTGTCCATCGTAGTCAACATCCATTCCATGCTCTTGCGATACTGATGGTATTCAGGCTGGAACATACCGCTGATGACAATGTTCTTATCAGGGATGCGTATCAAGTTGGTAGCACCAGTTGCCTCCATCTCCTTCGGAACGACAATGATGTTCGCAAGTTTCTCAAGACGCTTGAAGGATTCTGAATCAATACCAGAACGGCAAACCATGAAGTTTTCAGGATTAATGACATGGATGCAGCAATCCAGATGATAAAGATCATCACTCACCATCTTCATGGGAATAATCTCAATACCCGCCTTTTTGGAAATCCACTCCTGTGCCCTCCAATCAGAGAACTTTCCATAACCGCCAAAATACGTTTTGTCTTTCCAGTATTTTGTTTCAGCTTCTCCTTCCCAATAATGAGGTGGCTGAAGAACTGTATATCCCATCTTTTCAAAGAATCTACGTCCCGGTTCTTCTTCAATTTGGCGACCATCAGCACTCATTTTGGCAATGAAGACAAAAGGATCAACGCTTAATCCAAGGTTGGCAACAAAGTGTTGGTCTTGCGCCCCTTTGACAGGAGGAAGCTCAATGACTTTAACACCAAGTGCCGTAATTAATCTTTTGATTCTGGTGTACTGACGCATTGCCCGTTCGGTGTCAATTTTTTGTCCCTTCATGAACTTGTTGTTCGGGATAGCTGTGGACAAGTATTTAGGAGGACACATCAGGAAACTTGGTTTCCTTTTATACTGACCACCACCGTATGGCGTAGAATCAGGTGTCTTGATTAGACTAGAAACAGAAGAATCGACCTTCCCTTGGATAACAGAAGGAATCATTGAACCGTTGCGAAATTCTTGAGGGGAGAACCTAGCCATAAGTGTTAAAATTATGACTACGTTTTTTTAACAAGTCAATGTATCTAATCTTTAGAAGCCATCTTCATCCACGCCACTTCCTCCATAACCCCATTCATCATTTTCAATCTGCTCTTCAGCGTTGTGTTTGCTATGGATAAGACGATCTTCCCAATCTCTGATCTCTAGGATGTCTAGGGATTCTTCAGTCTGATCCGCAAAAGTAAACTCAAGCCCTGCCCTTCGGAGCATTTCAACAGCATAGGTCAAAGAATCAGCCAAATCGGGTGACTTTTTGATACGCTGTTTCATATCCAGCTTCTTTTCGACAGCAACTTTTCTTCCTTTGTGGAAATAAAGCCTACTGCAAAGTTCATTTACCAATGAAGAATGTTTTTCAGCATCAATACCAACAAGGCTTTGCGTTGACATAGCCGTATGAACTTGAAACCACGACTCGGTAACTCGTCTATCGTACGCTTCTTTGGCAGTGCGCTTATCAAGATTGCTGATTTTTCTTTCTGTAGGCATCCCCATAGAAGAAATAGGGGTAATGAACATTGCCTCTGGATGGAATTTTCCCCATTCAATGATGATTGCCCGTAGCATTTTGCCGCCATCACCGGAAATATCCAAACCAAAGTCCCTTGGGTGAACCCCATACTCCAAGCAGTCTTTAACAACTTGCATTGCAATGCTTTCTTCAAAAACATCCCCTACGGAAGTCTGATATTCTTTGGTTCCAAGGTAAAAACCAACCCTTCTACCAGTATCATTTGGCCCAAAACGGCAAAAAGTAGCGGCACAACGGTCTCCTCCAGCCGTAAATGCAGGGTCAAATCCACAAACTACCTTTGTTCTATCGCTCCAAATAGGTTCCCAAGCAATATCACAGGCTTGAATGAACTGTTTTGAAAAAATTGTAAGCTCAACAGAAGTATCAGGCCACCAACCATAGACATTTCGCCAATATTCTAGGGCATTTTTATTGCCATAGCATCGTTTTAGCGTTGCAGCTTCTCCCTGAATTGTCAAAAACCTATCAAATGGAGGTATTTCGGCATCTGGTTTATTAAAGTTTGGGCTATCTTCTCCAGAAAGATGCAAAGCAACTCCAGTTCTGGTCTTCCATTTATGGGTGTACCTATCAACGGAGTCCCATTCCAAAGGATGATCCGGTTGACACAACTCTGTGTGGGGATTGTTGGCAGTATTTGAGGGGTTTGCCATTCCTCCAAAGATAAAATCAGGATTTGCACCAAGGTTTACCCTTGTGTCCAAAGCATAAAGATCCATTTCAGCCAACTCGTCCAAAAATAACCGCATTCTGGCATTTTTACGGCCCCGTGTATTCTCTACTGAACGCTTTCCTTCTCCTCCACGGGGAAAAGCAAGGGCTTTAATGGCATTTGTATAGTCACGCTCGGCATCTTTTGTGTCAATAGACTCAAAAACAATCATCCTGCGGTACTCAACAAGGTTACCAATGCTTGTATCTTTGCCGTATTGAGCCTGTAGATTACGCATAGCAATGCGATATAGGGTGCAAACTTTACCCCAAAGTCGGTCTTCAGATGCATCCAAAGATGTGCTGGCAACGTAAGTCGATGTGCAATCAGGGGCACAAAGCCAATCAATAACGATGCAAGCCGCAACAGAGAAAGTCTTTCCGCTACTTGCACAACCCGCAATACCCCAATCGTTCTCATTACAGAACAAATCAATGATGTCTAATGCGTAATTATTTGCGATTTCTTGTGAATGAAGTAAAACATCGTTGCCATAAATCAACTGAAAGCAGTTGACCATATGCTGTGCAGGGTTTTTGAGGTCTGTATCCTCTAGTCGGATACCCCTTTTGATCCTGTCACGCCTTCCAAACTCTCCGCGAGTCAAGCGATAAGCCGTAAGCTCACGGATGAATTGTGGAACATTTTCAAATATAGAAAGTCCGTATGTTGTGTCCTTGGGTGGTTCCAAGATCAAGCCATTGTATTCCATGAAGAATAAAAGTTTGACTTATTTTATAAATATCGGCAAGCATTAGGTTCACATGAGATTGAAAAACCCAAACGATGCCATTCCGGGTGGCTTGTGGTATCAATATAGCGACGACAAGGGAAACACATATCGCGTCAACGGAATGGATTTGACTTTTGGAAAACAGTTTTTTCAAAAGGTCAAATCCGACATGACAAATAAGAATGTTGCCATACCAGAAAATTTAGAATATCTGATTGAGCAACAAATTTGTAAACGTATTGCGGGTCAGTATTGCTGGCAAGAAGCTGGAGATGCTGTTGCCAACGTAATTCACCGTTTTGCAAATTTGGGAGATAAGGTTGCTTCTACATTTGGCATCAATGCCCAATTAGAAACACGGGCAAAAAATTGTCCAGCCTGTCAAAAACGAAGAGAAGCACTAAATAATATCACTCGGTAATGGCTAAAACAAAAAAGATCGTTAATCGTGAAGGTGTTTCTTCATGGGGTTTCAATACAGTTAATTCCAATGGTGTAGCCCCAACAAGCCGTGTCCAAACGGCAAACGATGCTTTTACAATTTGTTGGAACCTGCGATTAGATAATGCGGGTCGTGAACGCAAGTGGGGTCGTATCTACAAATGCTACAAAGGTTTTCCTCCTACTGATTATAGTCAGGTAGCGTCAAGGCAGTTGCAGGGACAAAGTAATGTTCCATTCCGTCAAATGAAGTTCATTGTGGATAACCAGAAGTCCAGTTTTGTGGACATGGTTATGGAAAGGAATACTGCCGCAAACATTACCACAAAGATTGGTAATCCTACTGAAAAAGAAATCTGGAGTAACATTATCAGTATTGGATTTGATAGGATGCTTCGTTCATGGACATCCTATAACTACAACGTCGAGCTTGATGTTGAAGAGATGACCCTTTACGGAAAGGGATTTGAGATTGCAGAAGATCGTGATGGATGGCCCACCAAGAGTTTCCATAACTCTAATGTACTAATTCCAGATAAAACGTATGCAGACCTCACGAACTTGGGTGAGCTTTGCATTAAACGTAGCTACACCCCCCTTGAGTTCTGGCTCAAGATTACAGGCGGGGAGGAAGATCCCGAAAAGGCCGAAAAACACGCCACGGATATGGGGTGGAATTTTTGGGCTTGCGTGGATGCCCTGCGTATGTTCACGACCAACTACCGTAACACTTATACCAATACGGAATGGTTGCGTGACGTTGCTTCAGGCAACATGAATCTTTCTCGCCTGTACACACTTCGTATTGAAGTTTACGAACTGTACATCATGGAGTTCAATGGAAGTATCTCCAAGATGCTTTTGCTCCAGAACTATGGTGGCCTTGTCCTTGGATACAAAGAAAATGGACGCAAGGATCTTACTGAAGAAGAATACCGTGATCAGACGGGGTTCCTTTATTACAAAAAAGATTGGGTAGAAAAAGATGAAGATGGATGGGAAGACATCATTGCCCCCATTACCGACTCTACCGGAAGTGGCATTTGGCATGAAATCCAAGGTCTAGCTGAAGCTGTATTTATTCAATGCCGCGCATATGACATCCATATGAATCGGTTCATGGATGCAGTTGATTGGAATACGCGCCTAATGTTCAAGGGAGGATCTGCTGAAGCAACCAAAAAGCTGAAGCAAATGGAATGGTCTCCAATGCTTATCTTGCCGCAGGATGTTGATCCTGTCCAAGTTAATGTAAATATTCCGTTCCAAGAAGTTCTTTCGGGAATTCAATTTTATCAAGCCGATCTCTATAGGGGTATTGGTGCGTACAATATTGGAAACTATTCCAAGACCGGAAAGGCTCGTACCAAAAAAGAGGCTGAATTGGATGCCGCTGAATCTGCTAAACTTCAAGGCACACAGATTCGTCGATTCAATGATAATCAGACTCGCTGGCTCAAGATGCTTTATAAGCGCATGAGCAGAACCACTAAAGGTGGATATGGGTACAAACTGAAACAAAAGTTTGTGGACTTCATGGAGAAAAATGGAGTTCCTGAAGAGGCATGGAAGTGGGAGAATATTGAAAACCTTGAGAGTAATATGCTTTCTGGTTCTGGTAGCCCTTCTTATAAACTGATGGCGGCACAACAAACGGTTTCTCTCACCGGAATGACCCCTATCAATGAGGGTCAGGCAAATGCGATTGCTGATGCTATTGCTGCTCTTAATGGTAGGCAAAATGTCAATCGCTACGTCAAGCAAACCAAGATCGACATTCCTGATGAACAGGGAATCATTTCAATGGAAAACATTGGTATGACTGATCCAAAAGGAAACCCCGCAAACTTTAGGGTTTATCCTGATCAAAATCATGTTGAACACTTTAAGGCACACTTTCAAGATGCCGCTGCATCCATGCAAGAAGCTCAAGCTGCAATGCAATCCGGTGGTCAGAATCCTCAAGCTCCGACTCGCGGACAAGCTGCTCAAGGAATTTCGGAAGAGGCCCTCAATCTCGTGCGTGATATTTATGCCTGTCTCATGCGATTTAAGGGGCCTCATATGGTTGCACATCTTCAATTTATTGAGAAAGATCCGACCAAGAAGCCAATGGCAAAGCAGTTTGCTCAACAGATGCAGCAGCTTCAGCGTGGAACGGATGAACTTGGAAGTCAGCTTGCACAGATTGAACAAGCTCGTCAGCAACAGCAGGGACAAGGCGGGAATCAAGATCCTGCACAAATTAAGCTACAAGCCCTCGTTGCCAAAGAAGCCATTCAGACGGACTCCCTCAAGAAGAAGGAAGACATCAAACTTGCGGCAATGGCTCAAAAGGCCCAACTTCACAATGCAAATGCAATGGAGAAAGTTGCAACTGAACTTGCAACCAAGAGAGCAAAAGCCGCAAATGATATTCAGATTCATCGTGCAAAAGCCTCCCATAATATGCAAGCTATGCAGGATCAACATGAACAACAGTTGGCTCAAAACGACCAACAAAACGCACAAGACATGGCTGCTCAACAAGCCGCTATTGCTCAACAAGAACAAGTAACCACGCAAAACCCAAATATCGGACAGCAAAATGGATAATCCAAACGTAGTAAATCTTGCCGCCGCTCTCATTAACGACAAGCGATATTCAGAACTAAAGACAGCAATTTACGAGGATCTGGTAACAAAAGATCACTCAACGGTAGTAGCAGTATTTCGTGCGTTGCAAGACTATGCAACTAACGCTGAACAAAATACTTTTAATTCAGTAGAAAATGCACTAAAGTCCACAGTTGCTATTTCAAGAAAACAGTTTGATTACGATCCTGATCTTGACGAAAGCTTAACTGATGACGAAGTTTCTCTTCGCAAGTAACCACACAACCACAAAAAACCATGTCTGAAGCCGTAGCTGAACCCATCCAAACGCAAGCAACTATTGACTCTCAATCCGCTCGTGATGCGGATAAAGCCGCAAGAGAGGCCGCAGTTAAGCAAGCCGATTCATTCTTCAGGTCTGAAATCAAAGAGGCCCCCAAAGGAACACCGGAAGATTTGTTCCGAAAGTTTGGAGCAAAAACCACTCAAGATGCTGAAGAGCATCAAAATCGTATTTCTGAACAGAAAGAAGCCGCAAAAAATGCGGAAGTCAATCGTCCTGAACCAGAGACAAAGGCTTCTTTGGTTGATGATGAAAAGAAGCCGGGATTCATTAAATCCTTGAAGCAAACCAACGAGCAGCTTGCTAAAGAAGCCGCTGATCTTAAAAAGAAAGTAGAAGAATACGACAAGGCTCAACAGGAAATTGCTGAACTTCGTTCCAAAATTGATGACAGCGAAAGCAAGAGGGAGATTGAAAAACTCCGCAAAGAACTTGATCTTGCCGTTAAAGAAAAGCAGGAACGAGAAGAGGCACTTACCCGTGATCTTGAGG